CAACCTCTCCAAAGAAGCATTTGACGATTTTACCCTCAAAGTGTTTGAGAACGCATACGAAGCGATGCGAGAGGGGGGGGTATATTACATCTGTTCTGGATGGTCGTCATACCCGACGTTCAACGAGTCGCTTTTGAAAAACGGATTTTACAGATCAGGCGTCATTATATGGGCAAAAAACAACGCGTCGATGGGATTCAACGACTACCGGTACAAACACGAGTGGATTCTGGTCGGTAAGCGCAAAGAGCACCGGGTGCGCGCTGTTTCGATTCTCTACGGGTGGAAAAAAGGACCTCACTTTTTCAGAGACACGCGAGACGAATACGACGTCTGGGAATGTCCAAGAGAAGCAAGTGCCAACTATAAGCACCCAACACAGAAGCCGGTGTGGCTAATAGAAAAGGCGCTGGCAAACTCAAGTGAGCGTGGGCAGATAGTGCTCGACCTGTTCGGTGGATCGGGAAGCACACTAATAGCCTGCGATAGATTAAAGCGACGAGCATTTCTAATGGAATACGACCCGAAGTATGTGGACGTAATTATACAGCGATGGGAAACATACACGAAGCAAAAAGCCGTAAAGGTTTCATAAGATTTAAAAAGCTCCGCGCCATATTCAAGAGCTTAAAGAAGGGCGCGTCAATTCTCGAAGCGTGCCGAGCAGCAGACATTCACTACACCAACTTCTGGCACTGGAGACAAGAGAATGAACGGCTTGAGCTTGTTGTGCGAGCGATCATTGACAGTCGGATTCAGATGGTTGAAGACGCCCTATTCTCCAGCGCCGTGAAGGGCAACACAACGTCAATGATATTTTTTCTAACGAACAGGTCACCGGAGCGCTGGTCCGATAGGCGCGCGCTCGTGCAGAATAATATATTTAACAACGGGAAGAACAATGCTAATGGCCAGGGGAGCTTTACCGGAGAAGACAAAGCACTCCAAGAACGAATCCGAGCCGACTTTCTTGCAGCAGTGCCTTAACTCGTTCCCGTTCTTCTTTTTTTATGGTTTTAGTTTGGCGGTAAGAAGGGTCGAAGGACAATTTTTAACACCGCTCTTTCACAAGGAAACATGCGACCGGCTTGAAACGTACCAGCGTACCTCAACGGTCGCACCTAGATTCCACATCAAAAGTACAGTCTTTGAAGCGCACGTGAGCTGGAAAGCCCTGCGCATGGAGCACCTCTTCAACGAGGGAATGTACATGAGCTACACCGGTGACCTGGGGGCGTACCATACCAAGAAAATAAAACGGTACATTTCAGCGATCCCGGAGATCTTCGGAGAACACAAGGACTGCACAGACAGTGAAAGCATCCTGTACTACAAAAACAAGGCAGGACGCACGTTCTACTGCGAACCGTGCGGTATTTTAACGTTTCAACGCGGCAAGCACCCTCACTGGATGTGGCTAGACGACATTTTAAAAGACCCAGCATCCCGGCTCGACTTAGGCCAGCTGGAAAAGATAGTGCGAACGTTCTTTGAAGAGATTGAGCAGATGCCCAAAGCAGAACTGCACTTGGTCGGAACACCGCAAGACAGCGAAGACCTCTTTGCTCAACTGGAAAGCAAGAGCGGGTACAACTGTAAACGGTACGACATATTCGTTGACGAAAAGAATAAGAAGACTTTATGGCCGCAACGGTTTCCATTTGACAAGGTTGAAGAGATACGCCTGCGCATAGGACAGAAAGCGTTCAACAAGGAAATGCGCTGCATGCCGGTCCGTGGCGAAGAAGGGTTTATAAACCTAGACACCCTTAACCGGATCACCAACCACCGGCTCAAGAATTACGCTTTTACCAGACCGCCAACGCTGCGTGATGAACGCATGGTCGTGGGTGGTTTTGACATAGGAAAAAAGACGCACCCCAGTCACCTGGCAGTGTTCGCCGAGGTGATGAGAAACGGAAAGCCCAGGCTTGCGCAGATACACAGTAAATTTATGGACGGGTGGGATTACACAGACCAGATCGCATACCTGGAACAGGCGATAAAGGTCTTTAAGATACAAAAGCTGCTCTATGACGACACCAGGGCCGAGTTTGAAGGGTTTAAGGAGCGCGGGGAGCTTCCAGCCGAGATGGAAGGGATAGCATTCACGGCCGGGAATAAGTTTGCGATGGCATCAGACCTGGACCAGTCAGTAACCAGCGAGTCGGTTGAGTTCCTGGATGACCAGAGACAGAAACGGCAGATTTTGACAGTAGACTGCGACCTAAAAGCACCGGTAACACAAGAAGGGCATGGAGACAGCTTTTTCAGTATTTGTTTAGCAATGAAAGCGTGGAAAGAAGCGAAAGGAATCATGGCATGGAGCGCGTAAACAATGTTTTTTAAAAAGATTGTGGAACGAGTAAAGGGTTTATTCACCAAAACAAACAGCCTGGATCAAGCATTCCGCAGGGGCATGGATATGTCAACGCTGTTTAATGCCGTGGTGATTAAGCCTTACCAAGAGATTTCAAGCTGCTATAAGGCAGTAAAGGCAATATGCGACAACGTGCCACAGGCAGAGTTCGGACTATACCGGGACGACACCAACGAAGAGATACCGGACGATGACGTAATACGGTTATTGCGCAACCCGAACCCAACGCAGTCAGGAAACGACTTTATTCAAGAGTGGGTCGGTTTTTATGCGCTCAAAGGGGAAGGCTTTATTCGTTTAGTGCGCAGCATGGGACAGGTCGCAGGGACATCAAGACTCCCGGCGCAAATGTACGTTCTGAACCCAGATCACATGCAAGAGGTGGTGGATAGACAGACAGGACTTCTGACCGGGTGGAAATATGGCCAGATCGTGCTGACACCGGAAGAAGTTTTGCACGTAAAAGACTTTAACCCATACAACCAGTACCGCGGCCTTTCACCTTTAGAAGCCATAAGAAACGAGATGCTCGTTGACAAAAGCACGGTCGAGTTTAACAAGCGGTTCTTTGACAATAGCGCCGTACCCGAATACGTTTTGTCCACAGACAAGACGTTGACTGAACCGCAGCGCAAACAACTGATCCAGTGGGTCGAGCAACGGCACAAGGGCGTAAAGAACTCTTTCAAGATGGGTGTACTCGAAGGTGGTCTGAAAGCAGAAACGCTCGGTAGCACGCACAAAGATATGGATTTCATAGAGCAAAAGAGGTGGTCGCGCGAAGAGATACTCGGTATCTGGCGTTCACCGAAAGCGCTCTTTAATATCACCGAAGACTTGAACTATGCGACGTTCGTGGGGCAGATGAAAATTTTCTGGATCTACACACTCATGCCCATCATGCGCAAGTTTGAAGACGGCATAAACGCAAAGCTGGTCAAGCCATACAACAACAAGGTGCACTTTGGGTTTAATTTGCAAAACGTTTCCGCGTTTCAGGAAGACTTCAAAGAGAAGGTGGCAACCGCGCAGCAATTGTTTGCGATGGGTGTACCGCTGAATGAAATCAACGAGAAATTAAACCTCGGATTTAGCGAACTCCCGTGGGGTGACGACTGGTGGATCGGGTTTGGACAGGTTACCGCGCGCACCGCAATGGAAACAGAGCAGAACCCGCCAGACCATACACCGGCCCCGGCAGCACCGGCACCTGGAGACAATAACGCAGACGACCAGGGTAAATCGTTCAAGATTAACCCTAAAAACGCAATGGTGTGGAAGCGCTTTGTCAATTTACAGGGACCTATTGAAAAGAAGATGCAAGGCAAGCTTGGCAAGTATTTGATTGAGCTACGGGGAAAGGTTCTTAGCACTCCCGATGCCAAACTGCTAAAGCACGAAACAAATGTCAACTGGATAGATCAGGCGGAAGCATTCAAGAAGACAGCAAGACCGTACATTGAACTTGGCGTGAACAGCGGCATTGATATTGCCAAAGAGCAGGTCAAGACCAAGTCGTTCAAAAAAGATATAAACGACGATATTTTTCAGCAAAAAATAAACAGCTACGTTGCCGGGCGTGTAAACAAACTCACGCGCGTGCACGATAACATTAAGAAGAAAATCGACCTTGCCATAGACAACGCAATCAAAGACGGGCAAAGCATCCAGGGAATGTCCGAAGAATTGCTGGCAAGCAATATCCGTGACTCGCTAAAGGGCGTATTCAACAGCCTCAGTACACGGACCATGCTGATTGCGCGCACCGAAACAGCAAGCGCAGTGAATGGCGGCTCTTCGATTTATTATCACGAGGTCGGTGTTGAAAAGAAGCGCTGGATTACCGCGCATGACGAGTTTGTACGGGAAAGCCACAGGCAATGCGAAAACGAAGGTGCTATTGCCATGAAAGATAAATTTGCAAACGGTCTTGAGTACCCTGCAGACATGGACAACGGGGACGCAGGAGAAGTCGCCAATTGCCGGTGCGTACTGCAGCCGGTCATTACTGAATAAGGAGTAATACATGGATAAATTTTTAAAAGTATTTAAGGCAGAGATTAAGTCGACCAAAAAGGAAGACTTCACGGTGACCGCAGTTGTGTCAACAAAGAAAGTCGACCGGGACGGCGACATCGTTCTTCCCGATGCTTTCAGTAAACGGTTAAAGACGTTTAAGGATCACCCGATTCTTTTAAGCTCGCATACATACTCAGATTTACGCAAGCAGATCGGTGAAGTGGCGAATCTTAAAATCACAGACACCGGACTTGAAGCCGATTTGAAGTATTACGTCGGACAAGGTAACCCAGAAGCAGACTGGGCGTGGGTTTTAGCCGAGAAAGGCATTGCTTCTTTCTCGATAGGTTTTATCGGTCACGCTTATGATTTTATCGAAGAAAAAGACGAAGCGTCAGGAACCAAGTTTGTGTCCGGGCGTAAGTTTACCGACGTTGAGCTATTAGAAATAAGCCAGGTAACCGTGCCATCGAACAGGGGAGCGCTGCAGATGGGACGCAGCATGGCAAACGAAACAGCAGAGCTTTGTGAAATGGCAATAAAGTCTTTTGATAAAGGTGATTTAAAAGAAGCTGCGCCAGAAGTTAAAAAGGAAGCACAAAAGGAACATTACAGCGATGCCATCCTGGAGCCTGGGACTGAGAAGTCCACACAGGCCCAACAGGAAGAGCAAAAGCTTGATGTAAAGGAAGTAGTCAAACAAACAATAGGTAGTCTCATCCAAGAGGGTAAACACTAACATGGACGAAAAAGAATTAAAATCCATCGTTGAGAAAGGCGTTGCGCCTGTTCTTGACGAAGCAAAAGCGGCCACAGCCAAAGCGACAGCTGTCGAAGAGACTGTGAAGTCCGTTGACGAAAGACTCAAAAAGATTGAAGCACTCCCGGCCGTTTCACACGCGCCCGCAGTGATTCGTCCTTCTGAGTTTAAAGGCTACAAATTAGGCAAATGTTTGGCCGGTGTTCGTAACTTGGCCAGCAGGGCGCCTGCCGAGTTCAGCATCTTGTCAAACGACGAGAAAGCTGAAGAGATGGCAAAGTTTTTCATTTTGCTGTCCCGCGTCATTAAAGGCAAAGCCATCAAACAGCCAGACATCGAAGCAATGGCTGA